GAACTAGACGAACTTTACACATTGGGCTATCCGATTGTGATGGTGTATCGTAATGACATAGAATGTCTCAGATGGTGGACAGATGCTGGTGGATTTAATATTACATACCCAAATTACAGTTATTTCAAAGATCAAGAAACAATGTGGAATCATATACAATCTGAGAACAAAGACATAATGCAGTTTATTAAAAACAATCAAGACATGGTTACTTGTCCTGCAGACAACGTAGACCTTTGTAGAGCACTCAATATTAGTTTTCCCGACACCAAAGGCAGGATACATAACTATGAACAAAACGACATCAAAGTTTACTTGTACAAACAATGAACAAAAAAATCTTTGCAAAATTATTAGGCTACAGCCAAAACGATCTTACAAAAATAACACAACCTTGGATCAAAGAAACATTTGGTGTTGAGGTGAAACGTTGCGACACACTTGAATCATATTCAGAAGCAATAGATGATGCCTGTTTACACAAATACTTCTCGAAGTATTGGCAGAATGACATGAAGAAGTGGAAGTATTCAGGGGTACAACTAATTGATGAGGTAAACAATCTGAAGCCTAGGGCAGTGCTTGATGTAGGTTGTGGATACAATGAATTCAAAGGAAAGATTAATAATTTAATAGGGATTGATCCTTACAACAACAAAGCAGACCTTGAAGTTGGCACTTTACAATATAAGACAACACAGGAGTTTGATGTTATACTGTGTTTGGGATCAGTAAATTTTGGTAGCAGAGACAAGATCATAGCAGAAGTTGGCAGATGTGTGCAATTACTCGCCAATAATGGTATAATGTTCTTTAGAGTGAATCCTGGATTATCTCATGACAAGCCTGAAGCAGACTGGATAGAGTTCTATGCCTGGAATGTGCCATTCATTATAGAATTAAGTGAAATGTACAACTTAAAAATACTGGATATACGTGATGATACCAATCAACGGAAGTATTTTGTGTATAAAAAGCAACTCCCCCAATAGACTTTTGCTATTATTATGCTATAATAAGAAGTAAATACCTACAATGCAAAAACACACAAGAAGTCTATTAGAAGAATTGAGCTCAATGCCCTTAAAAAGGGACAAAGAAGAAGTGGTTGAGAGTCGTGCTTCTCACATACTAGAGTCTGCTATTAGACTGATGACTTATATCAGAGAGAATTTTGATCAAGACACCGCATTCAAATTAGAAAAAAAATTTAATTCGGCGTTGAAAAACATGGACGCAACAAAATTTTCAAAAGGTGTCGCTAGGATCAAAGAAAATCAAGATATAAAAAATAATGTTCTAAAAATCAAAGACGGCGAATACAAAGAGGACTAGTCATGTTAATCGAAGATGTCCTAACAGAATTTAAAAGGACACACCTTGAACATATCGAGGACATAGTAATCACTGATGGTTATGAAGGCGGAAAGGCAGTCGTAGAATACTTCAGAGGACTATTACTCACACTGAAAGGCACAAGTTCAGAGGCAATGAGTGTATCAGTCAAATGGGATGGTGCACCTGCTGTGGTGTGTGGAACCAATCCTGACAACGGCCGGTTCTTTGTAGGAACAAAATCAGTTTTCAACCCAGGAACTCCAAAAATAAATTACACCAAAAAGGACATAGCGAACAATCACGGCACAGATGATCTAGGACAAAAATTGTTAAAATGTCTTGTGCATCTTAAAAAAATTAAAATCCAGGGCGTTGTGCAAGGAGATCTTTTATTCACAGACGAGGATATCATTAGAAAAAATATTGACGGCAAACCACATTTAACATTCACACCAAACACGATAACATACGCAGTACCAGAAGGCGGTGATCTAGGCAAACAAATAGACAGAGCCAAAGTAGGAATTATATTCCACACAACATACAACGGCGAAACACTTGCAGACATGACAGCATCGGGTGGAGCAGATGTAAGTTCGTTCACTAAAAGCAATGATGTGTTCTTTGACAATGCAACCTATAAAGACGTGTCTGGCACTGCTAAGTTTACCGACGACGAGACTCAAAAGTTTTTCAATGGCATAGAGAAATTAGAAACACTGCTAAACAACGTTCCAAGGAATCTGTCAAGTGTTCTAGGGCAGAACCAAGATTTCATTCCCATGTTCCAGATCTATATTAACTCAATGGTCAAGCAAGGACAGTTACCAACTGATGTTAACAAGTTTTTGCAAGGATTCAGAAAGTTCTACGCAGATAGAATGCAACAACAGATGGCAGGACTGAAAGCACAGAAGGCATTACAACTAAGGCAAGAAAAAATGAAACAGATGCCAGTTTTCCTTAATCGTGCCAAGAAACCACTACAGGCCATGCTGACTTTCTACAAGGCCGTGCAGACAATGAAGGCATTTGTATTGAAGAAAATGAATCAGGCGATGGCCATAGGATCATTTTCGCAAACCGACAGTGGACTGGAGGTCACCGAACCTGAAGGCTTTGTAGCAGTAGACAAATCAGGAAATGCAGTCAAGTTAGTAGACAGGTTGGGATTCTCGAGAAGAAACTTAACGGCTGTCAGCAAATTCAAGAAAAGTAAGTAACGTCTTATCTATCTGTTCAGATAGTTTTTCACGATTGAAAAAATGATTGTAATTGTGCAATCTCATCGACTGACTTTGCAGATAGATATCAGACCATTTTAGTTTCTTCAAGTCTTTTGTCAGTTGTACTATCTTATCAATCCTCTTTTGGCTGTCACGTTCTAAATCATAACTTTCATCAAAGTAGGTGTTGAAAGTTTTGAAACCCATCTCTCTCAATTTTTGAAGGTACAGATAATTGCCATGTACAACAAACACGTGTTGGGCAATTATTGGTTTCCATATTTTTTCCGTCATGAATACATCGGTGTCGTTGACATTCGTTTCTGACACTAAGGAACATGCGGTATCCACGTAAGGTGCTTCGGTCATGTCTTGGTCTTTGCCAAACCTTGGATACATCCTAGTATCGACGCCAGGCAATTCATATTTCTGCTCAAGTATAACCGGATCTTCTAACATTCTAAAGGTGTAAATGCTTTTGTCTAGCAACTTTTCATTTTGTAGTTTTTCATATAAGGCAACTCTGTGAGGCCTCGGAAACTTGTTAAGATAAAGGAACTCATGCTTCTTGTTACTATGGTCTATGTTAAAAGCATTATCCCTGTGCTTGTTAAACATATAGAACCAAAACCAACTTACACCACCTGACCATTTGACATGATCTATGTCTATGTGAGGTGCGGGATCTGTATTTTCTATGTTCTCCAGAGATTCCCATGGCGTGGCCTTGATAAACACAAAACCTTGGCTGTGCAGTAAATCACAACGTGCCCGTAGGTCCTGTATGAAAACTTTGTTGGTTTGCAGTTTCTTGTTTTTGTATGAAGTATCGATAATAGCAAACTTCCTATCGTATGAATCTAGATCGTAGTTGTGGAGATTATAGTAATCGCCGGTGCAGTCGAATTGTTGATTGGCCAGTGAATGCATCTGGATGAACTTTTCAAGTTGGACATGATCGCCTGTCTTCATAACGTCTGTGAGAATTAAATTTCGTTGCATATGCTCTATAAATACCAGTATGTTAACACCTTTCTTAAAGTATGTATCTGAGGGCAAAGTCATAAGGAGACATAATGACTTGGCTAGGTTTTCGTTTCCCGAAGTGACCGAAAGGATATATCTAAGTTTCCTTGCTCTTACTTTGCTGAGGAAATTCGATACAGGCCAAAGTTTTACCAAAATGTACGCTGATCAAACCATGGCAAAAGGAACATTTGATCAAGTGAGGATGATGAATAATGATCTTGCAAATATGTTGGCCATTGTTTCCGGTGATCCTGAAATTACAAAAAAACTTAAAAACAAGAATCAAGCACAGGCGATGCGACAGAGACAGCCAGTCCCTGTGATGGCACTGAGAAGATATCTAAGAACATGGGAAGAGCCGTTCAGGTTCTTGACACAACTGGAAAGAGCTCTAGGAATCAATGATGCAAATTACAGAAATCTTAGAAGAGCAGTTATTGATTACAAAAATTTAGATAGCAGAACAAGGACACGTGCAACTGCACAAATGCTACAAATGTTGAAGTCTAAACTTCCAGGCACGGATATCACCAAAAAAGTTCAAGAACTTGTCAAGTAGATGGCCAATAAAAATAGTTTTTGGGTGCTTTATGGACAGCACACACAACCCACATATCTAGAAGACGCTGGTGGAGACCAACAAGCACAGAGGGACAGTGCATTAAACTACGTGAAAAAATGGCGTGTTTGCCTGGACATTGGAAGCAACATTGGACAGTGGACCAGACCGTTGTCTAAGAAGTTCGAAAGTGTTGTCTGCTTCGAGCCTAATCCTAATTTCAATGAATGTTTTAAGAAAAATATCACAGAAGCAAATGTGCTCCTTTGGCCATATGGACTTTCTGACAGAGAACACAAGGCCAGACAAAACTTCAACTCAACGCAATTACAGAGCGAGGACGGAAACATAGATTGCAGGACACTGGACAGTTTTGGACTGACCAATGTAGATTTCGTTAAGATAGATGTTGACGGCTTCGAAGTTCCGTTGCTGAATGGTGCAAGGCAAACATTGACCGATAACAACCCTGTCATCAACATAGAGATGAAAAGACACAAGCGTTCAAGTGTTGTTTCAAAATGTGATGCTATATTGAAGGATCTCGGCTATCAATTCAAAAAACGTACAAAAAGCGATGAAGTCTGGCTTAGATCGTAATAATATAGCATAATTTACCAACCTTTACCATAAATAGATACAAATGTTCCCGGAGCGGGAACAGAGCTATAATATCAGAGAAAAAGGAGGATATATCATGGCATACGACGGAACAATATCAGCTGGCGGTCCAGGAAACTTTGTTTCACCAAATTCTGCTCATGAAGCAGACGGTGTAGCAGTTGACTTTATCACTGTTGATTATATCAA